CTGCGGCGCCCTCCAGCGCGGTCAGCGCCAGGGATGCGCCACCCGAGAACGGTGCGGCGGCGACGCCACCGAGTTTCGCAAGTGTAGATAGCCAGCCCACATCAGCCTCCCAACATATTCATCAGCGCTTGCGCGTAGGAATTGGATTGACCGGCGTTGAACATGCCGACGTTCGCGCCGAGGCTCTGATCAAACTGTCTGCCCTGCTGTAGCGCCTGCAACAGTCCGAGATTCAACTGGCCGCGCCCGAGTTCGCCCCTGAGCGCAATGTCGGCGTTTCCGAGCGCGCCCTGCTGCGCGATGGATTCGCGCTTGATCGCTGCGTCCAACTGCGCGAGTTCCTTCTGGAGCGCCCGCGCATCCTCGGCGTTCAACTGATTCCCCGCGAGACTTGCCGCCGACAACAGTTGCTGCCGCCGCTGCTGGAGTTCGTTCCCGACGAGACCCGCGTTGTAGCCCGCTTCGGATTCGCCCTGCGCTTGTTCGAAGCCGCGCAGCGAGTTCTCGAACGAACCCGAATCCACCCCGGCACCGCCCGGCGCCGACATCCGTTCCGCGAGCGCCGAACGGGCCCGCTGCTTCGCGCGGGTCTGCGCGAGGGAATAGGCATCCGCCTGCGCTTTGAGCGCCGGATCGTTGATGGAGGGCGTTTGCTGGTTGTCGGTCAGCATCTTCATCAGCGAATCGCGATACGCGCCCGCCAGCGGATCTGTCGGCGCGGCCGGGGGCGGCGGAGGCGGTGCCGCCGTGTCGGCGGGCTGCGGGCCTTGCGGCTGGCGCGGTCCCGGCACGTCGGGCGGATGCGGCGACGTCGGCTGATGCGTGGTGTCCACATGTCCCGGCGGCAACGTCGTATCGACGTGCCCCGGTGGCAGCGCGGTATGCCCACCGGCCTGCGGCGGCGCGCCGATGTCCGCGAGGTTCTGGCCGGCCTGCGGCGGCTGTGACGCCTCGGCATAGTCGCCCAGATTCATGCCGCCCGCCTGCGGCGGATTGGCGAGCTCGGCGGGCTGCGGTTGCTGCTGCCGCTGTTTGACGAGTTCGTCGTCTTGCGGATCGTAGTGAGGCATTACACCGCTCCCAACTGCTTCAAGAGTTCCTGGATGTTCGGAGAATTGCTGTACTGCGCGAGCGCCGCTTGGATGCCCGCGTACGGATCGCCTGTGAGTTGTCCGCTCAACCCGCCCGCGTGCATCGGCGCGGGGCCGCCCGGTCCTCCGCCCTGCGGCGCGGCGCCGCCCCCGCCAAACATCCACTTCGTGGCGTCGTTGTTCGCCTTCGACGCATAGATCCAGTCCTGATCCGCGAAGTCAGCAGCGTCCTTCGCGTTCTTCGCGCCGGTCAGCGAGAGCTTGTCGCCGCCCTTGCTCGAGAACGTGCCGTAGCCGAGGCCGGTCAGCTCGTTCAGGAGTTCCGGCGTGAACCCGCCCCGCGGGTCGTACTTCGACATCACGCGCGCGGTGTCGTACTTGAAATCGTGCTTGTTGGGATCATTCAGCTTGCCCGCGTCGTACCCCATCAGCCGCCCGTAGTCCGCCGCAGGCGCGGGGGCGGCCGGCGCATCCTTGAGCGGACTGGCGGCGATCGGTTGATCGAGCACGGGCGGCGGCGTCCCGCCGATCCCGGTGTTGGCAATCTTCGGCCCGATACGATCCTGTTCGTCGTCTTCGGGATTCAACTGATCCATCAGTGCGGTCTGGTTGTAATTCGCCATGTTAGGTATCCGTCACAATCGTCTTGACCGTGCCATCGCCAAAGACCACTTTGAGATCCCCGTCTGCCGTATCCACGTACACCTGCGCGAACCCGCTCACCGCACTCGGGGCCGTGATGCCATCCGTCAGCACCACCGATTGCGCCCGGATGGTTTCAACGGCCGTGATAGCGGTCCCTGCCGTGATCGAGCCGGTGGATACGAGCGCATCCGCCGTGACGGAATCCGCCGTGATGTCGGTGTGCGCGCCGTCGCCCGCGTGTTCTTTCAGGAACACGGTATTGATGCGCGCCACGAGTTGATCCAGTGAGTCGCGGACGCCCGACGGCAGGAGTTCGCGGAAGGCCACGACGGCTCTCATCGCGCCTCCTGCGGCTTGTACGGGACGGTCAACGCATCCAACGTCCAGTTGTTGCTCGCGGCGCTCCCGTCCCCGATGCGGAGACTGAACGAACCAACGTTGCCGGTCTGGAAGCCTTCCAGTTTCTTGTTCACGCGGGTTTCGCTGCCAGAAGCCGTGAGCAACGCCGTGCCGGTGGCGTCTGAGCTACGCAACCCGAAGTCCGTGTAGGCCGTCGCGGTAATCGTGACGCCTGACGCCACCTCCGCAACCAGATGCGGCTCGAGCAGCGCCAGATTCTTATCAAGGCCCTGCGGGGCGTACTCTTTTGTCTGCACGTACGCCTGAAAGTTCGTCCCGGCGTCATCGGTGGCGGAATCGTCGTCCGCCCGGTAGAACTCGCCCGCTGAGACCACGCCCGCGAAGTACGGCTTCCAGTTGAAATCTGGCGAGGTGCCGATCGTGCTGCTGAACATCACCGCCGCGGCCGCACTGGCGATCTTGGTGCCCGTAAAGCGTGACCATCCACCGCGCACGGCGTCCGCCGAGACGGTGCGCCCGAGCCGCGTATCGAAGACAAACAACAGCGTCGGCGTGTGCTCTTCGGTCGTGGTGTGCCACCACCAGACCTGATGCTTCCGTTGGTGATAGACCCCGAACGATCCAGACTCGACGAGGTTGGCGACGAGCGTTGTGGTGCCGTAGCTCCAGAGGTCTTCGATGTCGGTCCCGAGATACTGCAACCCAAACGAGCCGACGCGATACGGGCCGCGCGGGCTGAGGAAGTACAGACAGGGCGTGCCGTTCTCGTCTTCCCCGGTCACAATCGTGTGATGCCGGATACACCCCACGGTCGTGCTAATGGAAATCTTGAAGTACGGCGTCGTCACGTCTCCGGTGGGCACCAGTTTCCAGATGCGCCGCGTCGAGAAGACATAGATCGCGCCCTGCACCGATCCGCCGATCCCGGTCAGCGGTTCTTCGAAATCAATCCAGTTGCCGGTCGGAATCCGCTCCGTGTCGCCAACGTCGTTGTCCCCGATGACCGGTGTGAACCACACGCGGTTCGTCTTCGGCGTCGTGTACCCGCCAGAGGTTTCCCAGCAGCCCGCCATGAGCAAACGGGCATCCGTGGCGATCACCCATTTGGCGGAGGGCGGCGGGAAGTTGATGCCGTCTTCCACGTCCGGTGTCGTCGTGGGGATCGTGGCGTTGGTGTCGTTGTACGTCGTCGTGCCGATGGCGACCTGCGACAGCACGTACCACGGGCCGGTAGACGCATCCGCCGCGAGCACTTCCCAGTGCGTCTCGTCTTCACTCGCCGCCGTGGGGCGTGTCACCTGCACGCCAGAGTCATCCGTGATCGAGACCACCGAGGATGCCGCGCTGCGCTCCGATCGACGTTGTGTGTCTGAGCTGAGGATGTCCACCCACCGGACAGCGTAGTACCGCGAGAACGTCAGACCCGCGCCGCCGAGAGTGGCACCCGTAGGGGCGGCAGGCGTCGCGAGTCCGACACGCCGCACCTTGCTCAATGCCGGCTCGTAGACGTGGAGCCGGTTCTGCGCCGTGTCGTACCCGATCGTCAGCATGGCGTTGATGGTCGCGGCCGTCCATCCATACCCGACCGTGCTCACCGCATCCGCGAGCGTGACCGTGGCCCACGAGGCCGAGGATGCCAGCCGTGCCACCGTCGTGCCGTCCGTCGCCCAGAGTTCATTCGCGCGATCGTCACCCGTCGATCCAAAGCGGAACGTGGAGGTAATCACGCCCGAGAACGTCCCGCCGTTGGCGATCTGCGACGTCCCACGGCGTTTGTGCGCGATCCCGCCTTCAAACCAGTCCACGTTCACGGCGTCCGTACACTGATCGTCCGGCACGTCCAGGGGCGGGTCATACCCGTTCCGTCCCCTGGACAGGTCCATGATCGTGAACGTCTTGACGTCGGCCATCTACTTCTTTGCCACCGTCGTGTTGTGCGCCGCCACACCAGCGGTCGCCCCACCAATCCCCAGCGCAATCAAGAGCGCGATCTTTCGCGCATTCGATCCGGGGGCACTCTTGTCGTACAACCGATCGAGGAGCAGGGCCGCCGGGAGCGTGGTCGCCACACTGGTCGCCACTAACCGCCCCGCGCCGGGGTGCTCGCCGTACAGCGGATTCGCTTCTTTCCCGCCGCGTTTCAAGGCCGCGAGCGTCGTGCCGAGATCCGCTGCTGTTCCACCTGCGATGGCCGGGAGACCGATCCGGTGCATCCAGTTCGGGCCATCGGGCTTCGCTGGAGCAGACTTCGACAGATACGCCGGATCGGCGTATTGTTTCAGGGTCTCTGCGCTCAACGGTCCAGGCATGTGCTAGGCTCTGTTCCTTGGCTCCCGTTCCTCGGTCTCACTCGCTCCAGATCGCCATTGGCTTCATCCTGCTCGCGCTCGTCTGCCTCCTGCGAATCTGGCGCGGCTAATACCCGAAACAAATCCCGCGAAAGACGTCCGACGCCGTAAACGCCGTTGCCGCACCGGTACTCACCGTTACGTACTCCCACGTCACGCTAGTTGTTGTTGATGCCGTCTGCACGGTCGCACGATCCGCACGATGCGCGGCCGTTTGCGTGATATTCGTAATGGAACAGTTCCAGCCAGTGCTTGCCGCAGGCATCGTCACTGTGCAGCCCGTAGCCGCACCGCCAGTGCCTCCAGTCACGACAAATGACACCGTGCCGTTGGCCGTCGTGACCGCTGGCGATGTGCCACACGAAGACGGCGAGGAAGGCGCCGTCGCCGAAGCAAACGTGTTGCTTCCAAAGCGATACGCGCCGCCATTAAACGCCGTCACCGACTGGACCTGATCGGCGACCAGTCCGCTATAGCCAGAATCACTGGCCGTGCGAACTTCCATCGTTGTGCCGTTTTGCTTCAGCGCGGGGAAACTCGCGGACGTCCCGCCCAACTGGATCATTGGCGTCGTCCCCGTCAGCAGCAGCTTCCCGCTTCCTGACGTATCCGCCAACGCCGTCCCGTTCGTGAACGTGATGGACGAGATGGGATTGATTGCGCCGCCAGCAATCGCCACGATCAGGTTGTTGCTGCTGTCCACCTTGCCGGGTAGGTTGGCGATCGGCGAGACCGCAGCCCCCGTCGTGCCGGCCGCTGCCGCCGTCACCACGAGCGCATTGTTGCTATCGACGCGCCCTTGCAACATCCCGATCGGCCCGATACCGCCCTGCGCCACCAGCGCTACACTGGCCAGCGCTGCCACGATCGCCGCATAGAGAAGTCGTTTCATCACACCCTCGTCCAGTAATCCGCCGGATACATGCCGCCGAGACGCGAGCGTCCAATCGCGCGGCCCCCGTTCATCACGGGAATCTCATCGCTCAGGCTCTGCGTCTGGTACTTCAGATTCGAGAACAACTTCTCGTACCGTTTCGTCGCCCGCACGAGCAGATCGCCGTCGCTCGCCTTCTCCGCTTCCCGCATCACCGCATACGCGATAAGCATCTGGTGCTGATCCAGCGGGAGGGGCGGTTCATCGGTGTCTTGCGTCATCTCGATAAGCTGCCGCTGATAGTCCACGTAGTACGTCACCGCCGCCGCTGGTGTCGGCCACAAATAGAACCCGTAGTAGCGCGGACGCAGCGACAGCCGCGAGATGCGCGCGAGCTCGGTGCCCGATCCGGAATCTTCCAGGATCGTAATCGTGCCCACCGCCGCCACTGACAGGTAGATGTCATTAATGGACAGGTACGAACTGATGCCGCCGATCTGCACCGCCGTCGTCCCGGTCATCGCCGACGACGCCGTGGGGGGCGTCACGAAGCCGCCCGTGACCGAGCCTTCCAGGAAAATCGTGTTCGTGTCCGACGCGCTGTCGCTCTTCGCGAAGATCGCGGACGCATCCGACGGTTGCGTGGCGACCGCCACCTGTCCAATCGGGACGTAATGCGAGGGCGTGCCGCTCGTCGATGTGGGATCGGGTTCGATCCGGCGATATTGCTTCAGGTCCATCGCGGCCAACGCGACGTCGTTGGTGCGCTCGGTGATCCCGAGAATCATCGCGACGGCTTCCGGCACGACATACCGCGCCGTCCCGGCCACCGTCGCAAACGTGTACGGGGGATCGGAATCAATGAGGCGCCCCAATCCCGGCTCGCTCACAATCCGGTGCAGGCCTTCATTGATGAACCGCTTCACGCGCGTGGTAATCCCGGCCGCTGGCGACGAGCCGTAATTGCACTCGTCGTAGACTGCCGAGACGATTTGGGTGAACGTCACGCGACCGCTACCTCCTCGGGAAGAGCACGCCCATGTGATCCGCCATCGCTTCCACGAAGGTCTGGATCGGATCCCCGTCCCGATGCACGAGCTGATACAGCACGACGTGCATCGGCGG